AAAATGAAGGTCAAGCGGAGAGTAATTAGCTATCGGGCTAAACAAGACGCTAAAAATAAAACTAAGGAGAAATAAAAATGAATCTACCACAGCACAACATTACTTACAAAACCGACAGCTATCCGACTGGTTTAAAAACTCACCATGAAATAGCAGAAGTTATTTCTGGTGGACTATCCGCAGAAAGGGTACTGGAGTTGGCTGATTCAGGATATATACCTCACTACCGAATAGACGGGGGAATCCCGCTATTTAAGGTGACAGAAGTTAAGGCATGGATTTCTCAAAATGCAATATACAAATCTGAAGGTAGATCTATTTGTGATGCACTAAGAATAGTTGTCCCAGCCCCAGAGGTAGTAGATACCCCGCCCAATGCATTATGCAACATTCCACACTTGCAACAGTTGCCTAAATGGGGCTATCAGTCAGGGGTATACTTTCTTTGTTTAAAGGGGGAAGTTGTATACGTAGGTCAAAGTGTTACCCCTTCATCTAGAGTTTCAAGCCATAACCAAGATAAACAAAAGGATTTTGATACCGTGTATCTTCTTCCTGTCCCGCAGTCAGAGTTAGATGATGTTGAGTCAGCTTTTATATATCACTTAATGCCCGTTCAGCAAGGTGGCTTGAAGCGAGGGAAGGACAAACCATATGCTCCAAAAATGTCCAAACCTAAAGAAGAGATCTTGTCTAAAATCATGCACCAAGAAACGAGACGCTAAAAATAAAACTAAGGAGAAATAAGATGACTGAAAGAAAAGAAACTAAGAAGGTAGCGATGGTGCAAATTTCAATCCGAATACCTAAAGAGGTGCTAGATCATTACAAGGGTAACTATCAAAACTTCACGGGGGAGATGAGAAACGTATTAGACAAAGGTAGTAGATGTAACTGTGTCTGTAACTGTAATTGACTTTACAAGTAGGTATAATATAATAAACTTTGTTGGGACAGGCTTTCATAAAAAGCTTTTCTCTACCTAAATTAGGGAATTACCAACAAACCTCCATATAGCCCTTTAAGGGTATCAAATAATCAAACTCCGTAAAAAAAAACTACTAAAATACTGCACTAAATAGAATACCAAGTTAAACACCCATTAGACTTTATAAAAGAGTTGACATTGACTAATAACATGTTATTATAAGGAACATATGGCAAGTACACCCGAGAAAAAAGTTAAGGATAAAGTAGTTAAGCTACTTAAACAGCACGGTGTCTACTACTTCTTTCCCGCTACATACGGCATGGGTAGGTCGGGTGTACCAGATATAATTTGCTGTATAAAAGGTAAATTTTTAGCTATAGAATGTAAAGCTGGTAGCAACAAAACTACTGCATTGCAGAATAGAGAACTAAATGCCATAATTGATGCGGGGGGTATAGCATTAGTAATAAATGAGGGGAATGTAATAACATTGTTATCCATACTAGGAGGAATTGTTGAACAAAGGAGTTGAAATTCTATTAAGTCGTATGCAGTCATGCCCAGAAGAATTTACCAACGTGGGTTTTAATGGTGGCGGAGTATCAAGGTGGACAGAAATTATGTCTGCTGTAACTAGTAGGATAAACAAAACCCACCCAATCATACCGTTATTATTTTTAACGGACGAAGAAGTTAAGCTTCTATATATAGGTTACATGCAACTGCAAGGCGACGCATTTACACGATCAGTAGTAGATACACTAATTAAAAACGAAGAGGGTGCAAAGGATAGGCAAGCATACATAAAGTATCAGAACCAGTTACCCAAATAAAGGAAAAGAATAATGGAAAATGAAAGAAGAATAGTATATACTCCATATATAGCAGATTTAATTGATAGAAACCTTAAATTTTTAGATGCTAATGATTGTGGCATACTAGAGCGTGTGGATGAAGTAGTATTAGATTTAGACCAAGAAGGTGGGTTGGCATCACTCACTAAGACAATAAGGGTAACTGATGTACACGGCACTTTATATAAAATTATAATTGAGGAGGAAAAATGGTAGAGAATAGAGAAAACGAAGAAGGCATTGAATTTGCAAAAGGTCATGGATTAAATGTAGCAGATGGTGGGCGAATTTTTACCGAAGACAATGCTATTAGCTATATATACGGTGCCACCACGATAAGGAAGGGGGCTAGTGTGCCTACTCTGAAGTGGGTAAGAGGTAATGTAGATGTATGCGAGGGTGCAGATGTAAGTGGGTTAGAATTTATAGAAGGCAATATAACTTTGCGTAAAGGTACTAGTGCTCCCGCTTTAACCAAGGTTAGTGGTAACATTGTTATCGCTAAAAAAGTTAGTGCCCCAGCTTTAACCACGGTTGGGGGTGAGCTATCTTTATATGAAGATGCTATAGTTAATATGTTAGCAAGTGTAGGTGGAGTTGCATATATACGTGAAAGAGCGAGTGCACCCGCTCTAACTAGTGTAGGTGGTGATGCGGATATATACAAAGGGGCTAGTGTGCCAGAATTATCAAATGTAGGAGGCAATATCTACCTATATGACGGGGCAACAGCCCCTAAGTTAGCCACAACTGGTGGCACAGTTTTTAAAATATAAAGGAGATACACATGTTACATAACACAGTTGCACGTACTTTACGAGATGCACAAAATTTAAACAATATTCAATCAATGGATAACTACCCTTATCTACACGCACGTAATTGTTTGCACTCAGGATACAGAAAGTGTTGTTGGAGCAAGGACGATGCTATACGTATTAAAATTATGTCTGTGTTAATATTAGCTGTTGTATTAGGCGGAGCAATTATGATTGCTAGAGTATTTATTTAAACTAAAGGAGAAGTAAGTATGGCTAAAATTAGAGATGAAGTAGCACTAAAAATACAGGAAGAACAAGCAGAGGCAACTAGGAAGGAATTTGTTTTCTACCAAGAACTAGGAGAACATAGTGAACAAGGGCGAAAAGTTGCAAAAAAGGTGTTACAAAAGCAGTACCGAGAAATGATATCTAAACGGGTAAACTGGAGTCTTATTGATATAAAAAAGCTTAAAGAAAAAATAGCAACGAGTTTAACGCCAGAGGAACTAGGAGAACTAATATGATTAAAGAACTACGTTTAGCAGCAGGTTTAACTTTGGAGGAACTAGGAGAACTAGTTGGTGTTCACCCAAATGAAACTATAAACGAAGCCCAGTTTGAACTTATTAAATCTGTTTGCAACGACAGAATAAAAATGTTTAAAGGAGAAAAATAACGCATGAACATTATCACACTAGATTTTGAAACTTATTATGCTTCTGACTATGGACTCAGAAAGTTTACTACTGAAAACTATATTCGACATAGTTCGTTTGAAGTTATAGGTGTTAGTGTAAAGCTTAACAATGAAGACGCCGTTTGGTTCTCAGGTACTAAGGAGCAGACCAAGCGGTTTCTAAATGGATATAAATGGGACTGTATTGCAGTTGCACATAATGCCATGTTTGATATGGCTATACTTAATTGGCATTTTGATATACGCCCTAAACATATTGTGGATACTCTATCAATGGCAAGGGCACTATACGGGACTGAGGTTGGGGGTAGTCTCGGTGCTTTAGTAACACATTTTAACTTAGGAGTTAAGGGTACCGAAGTAGTAAATGCACTAAATAAACACCGTATAGACTTTACGGCTGAGGAACTGTCACGCTACGGGGAGTACTGTAGAAATGACTCTGAACTTACTTACAAGTTGTTTGGGGTATTATCTGGTGGGTTTCCATTACCTGAACTCCAACTTATTGACCTAACAATCCGTATGTTTACTGAACCGACACTAATTCTTGATGTGTCGAAGCTAACTGAACACTTAGAAAATGTAAGAGTAAAGAAAGCTAAACTTATGGCTAGGATTAAGGAAACTAAAGCAGACCTAATGAGTAACCCTAAGTTTGCCGAGTTACTAAAGTTACTAGGGGTAGAGCCCCCAATGAAGGTAAGCCCCGCTAATGGTAAGGATACCTATGCATTTGCTAAAAGTGATGAGGAGTTTAAAGCACTACTAGAACACGAGAATACTTATGTACAAGCCCTTGTGTCTGCTAGGCTAGGGGTTAAGTCAACACTTGAAGAAACTAGAACTGAACGATTTATAGGTATAGCTAACCGTGGTATAATGCCAGTACCACTAAGATATTACGCAGCCCACACAGGTAGATGGGGAGGAGATGACAAATTGAACCTTCAAAACCTGCCACGCAAGTCACCACTTAAGCATGCTATATGTGCCCCCAAAGGTTTCGTTATTATGGACTCAGACTCTAGTCAAATTGAAGCTAGAACTTTAGCTTGGCTTGCTGGACAGGATGACTTGGTGAAGGCGTTTGCACAGGGTGAAGATGTATACTCAATCATGGCGTCAACTATATATAATAAGCCTATAGCTGAGATAACTGAGGGTGAAAGATTTGTAGGAAAAATGACTATATTAGGTGCGGGGTACGGCATGGGTGCCGCTAAGTTTAGAAAGCAGTTAAAGGTATTTGGAGTAGATGTAACCGAGGAACAGGCTACAAGTATTATCCATATATACCGTGAAACATACCCACGTATACCCGCATTATGGCGACAAGCATCTAAAGCACTAGAGGCTATACAAAGTGACCAGTCGGCACCACTAGGTCTTGAAGGGGTGTTAGCAGTTGAGGGTACTATAGGTATATGCCTACCTAACGGGTTGTATCTCAAGTACCCAAACTTACGTAAGAGGACTAATGACAATGGCAAAGCAGAATTAGTGTATGATACTAAGAAGGGTAAGTCTGTAATGCCTAACCATATATATGGAGGTAAATGCGTGGAAAATGTTACTCAAGCACTTGCACGTATTATCATAGGTGAACAAATGTTAGCTATAAGTAAGATATACCAAGTAGTAATGACGGTACACGATGCTATAGCTTGCTTAGTACCCGTAAAAGAAGTAGAAGAAAGTAAAGTGTTTGTTGAAAGTTGTATGAAAAATAACCCACTTTGGGCACATGGACTGCCACTAAATTGTAAAACAGAAAGTGGTTTAACTTATGGAGATTGCTAATATGCTTAAATACGGATACCCTGTTGGAGCACAGTATAACAGTATTTCCAAACATCATGAGGGGGGTTGTATTTTATTGGTAAAGGAGTTAATGAAAAAATTTCTACCTTTTTCATGGGTAACAGTAAAATCACTACTAACACCAAAGAAAGTGAAGACTGTGGCAGAACCAAGAAAAAAAATAGCAGCTGCTTATGTACTGGCATACCTAGATAAACATAATGGATCGCTGGCTAGAGACGTTATGGATAAGGCGTTTCCACGGACTTTTGTTATATCCATAATTAATGTTAAAAGAATACTAGAAAGACTTGTTGCTGAAGATGAGTTATACAGAACAGGCTCACAAAATAGATACAGATACTACATAGAAAGATTAGAGGAGGGTGAATGGACAAACTAAAAGTGCTAAATAGAGAGTTAAAGGACGCAAATAAAGCGTGGATGTGGGCTAGTAATGCCGCTGATAGGGCTTGGGCTGCGTGGAAGAAGGCTTACAAAGCTAAAAGAGTTTACGAAGTATCACTAAAAAATAGGGAGAAATAAGATGAAAAAAAACGCAAAGATGGTTATTATGTGGGGATTACTAGTATCAATTATGATTGCAACTGGTTTTATGGTTAATAATGCATTTGCACAACTGTATGAAAACAGTCCAAATAGATACGAAAATAACTCTTATAACTATGATAACAACTCTAGCAACTATAACAATAACCCTAATAACTACGAAAACAATCTTAATAACTACAGCAGTAGTAGAATTATTAGGAATGAAAGTGGCAATGCTACAGGATATGCTGTACCTAAAGCAAATGGTGGAGTAAACTATTTTGATACTAACGGTAATCGTACTGGATATCAAAGTAGCCGCAAATGAACATATTTTATCTATCTAAAAATACAAAGTCTTGTGCAAAAATGCACGTAGATAAGCATTGCGTAAAAATGATTCTTGAATATGCTCAGTTATTATGCACAGCACACAGAGTAATCGACAATAATCAATCTAATGATCTGTACAAAGCTACTCACATCAATCATCCATCTGCTGTATGGGCAAGACATTCAATCGCTAATTATAAATGGCTTTACAAAATGATGTTGTCTTTGCTGGATGAATATAGTTACAGATATGGCAAAATTCATGCCACTGCAAGATTAGTACCAATTCTAAAACACGTTCCAAATATTATAAACAAAGAATTTACAGAGCCTACGCCAGCAATGCCAGAACAATACAAAATTTCAAATGATTCAATTACATCGTATAAGAATTATTACCTTGGAGAAAAATCACATATGTTTGCGTGGAAGAAAAGAAGAAAGCCAAATTGGGTAACATGTATAAAAACAGAGGCTTCTAAATGACTGCTAATGATAAACAAGTAAATGGTACACATTATAAAGACAAAGTTATTCAGCCTTGGGACTACATAGCTGCTAATGGGTTGAGTTATTTTGAAGGAAACATAGTAAAGTATGTTACTAGGTGGAGGGATAAAGGAGGAGTTAAAGACCTAGAAAAAGCTAGACATTACCTTGACAAATTAATTGAACTTAATGGGGGGCAAAATGGAATATGATAAGGATGTCTTCAAATTAAAAGGGTTGGCATTGGATATTATATTAGACTCCGAGGTAGTAGAGGAGTTTCAAGACTATATGTTTATAAGAGTGGATAGGCATATATGGAGTGAGTTTTGGGAATATGAAAATGCTATAAACCCTACAGGAATGGGCAAAGAATCTCCTACAGACATAGATGATATGTTTGAATACATACGTGGAGAAGATACACATATAGAAGATGATTTATAGGGGGCGTTATGGAAGTTACAGTAGAGATATCAGATAGTACTGTTGTACAAATACTAAAGGCAGATTTAGAGAAGTGTATGAAGTGGGACAACTATGATGACCAATTATTGTACCAAGCATTTAAAACATTGATTACGTACTACTCTAACTAATGGAGACCCTAGTCTTATGGCTTAGTATGGTTATATTCTTTGAGGCTAGGGGAGAGCCCGTTGATTGCCAAATAAATGTAGCCCAAGTAGTTATGAACCGCATGAAACATTATAGTAGCGTAGTTGAAACAGTTTTAGCCCCGCATCAGTTTTCATGGGTTAAATCTAAAATGGTCAATGGTGTTTTAAAAACTGAGTATGTACCAGATAAGAAATCTATTGAGTGGAAAACCGCAATGAAGTCAGCAAGACAAGCTATTACAAATGGTTCTATTTTTAAAGGCACATACTTTCATAGCATAACAATACCAAAGCCTAGTAGTTGGAATAAGTTAGTAAGGGTAAAAACTTGTGGTAATCATCATTTCTACAAGGAAAAAGAATGAAAAGAATTAAAAAAGAAGTTGACCCAAGAAGTGAAGAGATTAGGCTGTATTTAACAAGACGTACGGACTGGGTTTCACAACGGTTCCTTTCTAGATACTTTGCTGTTAGCAAGGGAAAAGTTACCACACTACTTAAAAAAAATGTAAAGCTAGGTGTAGTAGAAGAACTATCATTCCACGAGAGTAAATACTACAGAACACCAAAAGGAGTAATATGAGTACAGGGGTTTCAGGGAGTATAGGAGTTTCGGGGTCTACATGGTCATATAGTAGCATCAAAACTTTTGCACAGTGTCCTAGAAAGTACTACCATTTAAAAGTAGCTAAAGATGTTATTGATAAGGGTAGTACTGCTACAATATATGGGCAAGAGTTACATAAAGCTGCAGAAAACTATATAAAGGACAACCAAAAAAACAAGGTAGCTATTGACCTTAAGTTTGCCTTTATACAAGAGTTATTAGATAGGTTAAACGCAATAGAGGGGGTTAAACATTGTGAGCTTAGATTAGGTATAAGGAAAGTAGGCACAACTTATGAGCCGTGTAACTTTTTTGATAAAGATGCATGGTGGCGTGGAGTGGCTGACTTAGTAGTTGTACAAGAGGAACTAGCTTTTTCTGTAGACTACAAAACTAGTAAGAATGCAAGGTATGCAGACACCAAACAATTAGATGTAGTTGCTGCTGCAATATTTACACACTTTCCTAAGATTAAAAAAATTAAATCCGCTCTAGCTTTTGTAGTAAGTAAAGATTTTATACATAAAGAACATTATTCTGAACTACGCGATTCATACTTTAATACTTTTAGTTCTGAGCTAGATCAACTTGCTAATGCTCACGAAACAGGAGTATGGAATGCGTTGTCAAGTCCATTATGTAAATTTTGTCCCGTTTATAATTGTGAACATAACAGGAGGTAGTATGCCATACGTAAACAAACCAAGACCATATAAGAAAGAATATGAACAGTATCAAGGAACTGAAGAACAAAAAAAGAACCGTGCCACACGTAATGCTGCCCGTAATAAATTGATGAAGAATGGCAGAGTAAGTAAAGGTGATGGCAAAGATGTAGACCACGTTACACCTTTATCTAAAGGTGGGTCTAATGAGAATGATAACTTAAGTATAAAAACTGCAAGCAATAACCGATCATTTAAACGGAAAGCTGATAGCTCAGTTAAATAAATGAAAATATTAAATGACAAAATATTATTGGTTCGGACAAAACGACCCCACTTAATAACAGAAAGTATCAAGAAAAGTAAAGTAGTAAATAAGGAAGAAGATGGTGTATGTGAGGTGGCAATCCATTGGGGGTTATCTGAAGTACAAGCCCTAACTAAGTTAGGGGTTAAAGATGTACCCTCAACTATTAAGCGTGACTACAAGTGGACAGGTAAACTAACACCCTTTGCACACCAGAAAGAGACATCTGCATTTCTAACCATGCATCAAAAAGCATTCTGTTTTAACGAGCAGGGGACGGGTAAAACTGCGTCTGTTATATGGGCAGCAGACTACTTACTTAGTATAGGTGCAATACGCCGTGTACTTATCCTCTGCCCTCTATCTATAATGAAATCTGCTTGGCAAGTAGACATGATTAAATTTGCTATGCACCGTAGTTTTTCTATTGCTTACGGGGAGGCTAAAACACGAGCTAAAATTATAGATGCAGGTGCTGAGTTTGTAGTAATTAATTTTGATGGGCTTGCTGTAGTTAAAGAAGAAGTTATAGCTGATGGTAGGTTTGACCTGATTGTGGCTGATGAGGCAAATGCCTATAAGAATGTAAAAACTAATAGGTGGAAAGTATTAAGAGATGTTTGTGCTAATGCTAAGTGGCTATGGATGCTAACAGGAACTCCAGCTGCACAATCTCCTCTAGATGCTTATGGTATAGCAAAACTAATTAGCCCTGAATGCCCCACATACTATGGTCATTTTCGAGATCAAGTGATGTACAAAGCATCTCAATTTAGATGGGTTTCCAAACCACAAGCACAGAGTGTAGTGCATAAACTTCTACAACCAGCTATTAGGTTTGAAAGAGATCAATGCCTTGACCTACCAGATGTAACCTTTGTTGAGCGTGAAGCACCATTAACTACACAGCAAAAAAAGTATTACAACATGCTTAAAAAGCAAATGTCTATAACTGCGGGTGGGGAATCAGTCACGGCAATTAATGCGGCAGTACACATAAATAAATTACTTCAGTTATCAGGTGGCTCGGTTTATACAGACACTAAAGAAGTCATAGAATTTGATGTGTCTAACAGGTTAAATGTAGTATTAGAAGTAATTGAGGAATCATCTCATAAGGTGTTAGTCTTTGTGCCTTTTACCCATACTATAACACTACTTAAAGAGTTTCTAGATAAGAATAATGTAACATCTGAGGTCATCAACGGGCAGGTTTCAGTTAATAAACGAAGTGAAATAATAAAGCAATTTCAAGAAGACACTGCCCCTCATGTGTTAATAATCCAACCACAAGCTGCTTCACATGGGCTTACGTTGACTGCAGCTAATACAATAATATGGTACGCACCTGTAACTAGTGTAGAAACATATCTACAAGCTAATGCACGTATTAACCGTCCAGGTCAGAAAAACAGTATGAGCATAGTGCACATAATAGGAAGTGAAGTAGAACGTAGACTATATAAAATGCTACAAAGCAATATAACAAACCATATAAAAATAATAGATCTATACCGACAAGAAATATTAGAAGAAAGTATTTGACTTTGTATAAGGTTGTGTTATTGTATAGACTATAGGAGGTAGCAAATGAAGTTAATGTATTGTGATTATATTGCTGACTTGGTAAGTCGGAAGTTAAAATTAGGTGATGACCTTAACATATTAAAAAGTGTTAGTATGCCTAAGTTAGACTTAGATATAGATGGGGCGTTTAATTCTACCAAAAAAATAGTTAAAGTTACTGATAAGTATGGAGTGGAATACCTAATAACTGTGGAGGCAGTATGATTGATATTAACCAACTAGTATCTGTATATCTTAAAATTAGAAACACTATAGCGGAGAGAAAAGAAGCACATGTAGCAGAAATAACTGCCTTAGAAGACCAGTTTAACATTATTGGGCAGCAGTTGTTAGGGATATGTACAGAGCAAAACTTAGATAGTATTAAAACCCCGGCAGGAACAGTCTCTCGTAGGATTGCTACACGATATTGGACGAGTGATTGGGAGTCAATGTATGAGTTTATTAATGAACATAAGGTACCTTTTTTATTAGAGCAAAGAATACATAATGGTAATATGAAAGAATTTTTAGAGAACAACCCCGAGTCTTTTCCTATGGGGATGCAAGCTGATCGAAAATATACTGTACAAGTACGTAAACCAACTAAAACTTAAGGAGCAGTAAATATGAGTAATGTATCTGTATTTCAACAAGGTGGGGCACCAACTAAACGAGGACTTAGCGAGTTAGGCAAGGCATTTGCATCCGTTAGAACTTCCCGCCGTATACAAACTAATACCAACGGCACTTTTAAAAAGTTAATAAACAACGAACAATCAGGGGATGCAGTGCGTGGGGAGCTTAAGGTAATCATAGTAGGTGCACTACCTAAAATATCCCGTGTTTACTTTGACAAACCTTATGCGATGGGTGAAAAGACTGCCCCTCCTGCATGTTGGTCTAATCTAGGGGATAAACCTGAAGCCTTAGTTATAGACAAACAACACACCAACTGCGCCGACTGTAAAAATAATATTAAAGATTCTGCTGCACTTGGAAAAGGTAAAGCATGTAAGTACCAACGCCGTATTTCTATTTTACTTGAAGGGGATCCGTCTGGGGATGTGTACCAATTTAATATTCCTGGTAAATCCCTTTTTGGTACTGGGGTAAGTAATGTGCACCCATTTGAAAGTTATATGAAATATTTGACTTCTAATAGCTTATCCCCCGATAACATAGTCACAAATATATTCTATGACTCAAATGCTGATTCAATGGAGCTTCTGTTTACCCCTGTAAGAAACACAACAGACGAAGAGGATGAACTAGTTAGGGAGGCAATGGGTAAACCCGAAACACAAGCGTACACTAAGATTACTGTTTTTCAATCCGACAAACCTATTAGCCAGCCAGTTGCAATAGAAGCTAAAGAGGAAGACTTAATTAAAAAAATATTGCGTCGTGAAGAGCCTGAAGAAGATGGAGTTGAAGAACCTGTAAAGCGTCAGAATAAAAAAGTTGAGCCTAGCCCTAAAATAGCACAAAACTTAGCAGATGTAGTTACTGCTTGGGGTGGAGAATAACTATGACTTACGGATACAGTACTGAGCTTATCAAGCAAAACAAAGAAGCAGTTAAATCTAATATGGGGGTACGTTTAGGGAAAGTATGCATAAAAAATAAAATCTCTGTAATAACAATATCTAAGAAGTTGGGGGTTAGTCGGCAAACTATTTACAACTGGTTCGCTGGCATAACTTCCCCCCAAAATGTTGTACTTCCTAGCGTTAAAGAGTTAATTGTTCAATACACACAATCTACTAAGTAACCCACTATGACGAGAGAAGACCTATTAAGTATTGTACAGCCATCCAGTGGGTGGTTTGCGGTGCTTGGTATAAAGGGCAAAGATGTCAGACAAGAGTTTGCAGAGACGAGGGAGGAAGTTGATGTTATAGCAGAGAAGTTTGTATCTCAGAAACGTGATGCTTATTTTGGTGTGGCTAAGTTTAAAACAAATAAAAATAGACATAAGGAAAATGTTCAGGGGTTGCAGTCATTTTGGCTAGACATAGATTGCGGTAAAAGTAAAGCTAAAGTTAACCCTAAAACTAATAGACCTGATGGCTACATAGACCAAGAAACAGGGGTTAAAGAACTACAACGCTTTTGTAAACTAATTGGGTTACCAAAACCAGTAATAGTTAATTCAGGTAGAGGCATTCATGTGTACTGGCCTCTTACTAATGAAATTACAAGAGCAGAGTGGGAACCTGTAGCAGAACGACTAAGAGAACTTTGTGTAACCCATGACTTCCATATTGACGGGAAAGTATTTGAAGTAGCCCGTGTACTTAGAATCCCAGGAACTTATAACTTTAAAGACGAACCGCCTGGACTAGTAGAGGTACTTAATTATGCTCCAGCTATAGAATATGAAGTATTAAAGAAGTTACTTGGAGTAAAAAAATTAGTTGAAATACCCCCAAAACGAGAGCTGACCGAGTTAGCTAAGTCTATGCTAGATAGTAGTGTAGCAAGCTTTAGCAAAATTATGGTTCGTAGTGCTAATGGTACGGGGTGTGCACAACTTCTTGATTGCTACGAGAATAGAGCAACGCTATCAGAGCCACGATGGTTTGATGCCTTGTCTATTGCTAAGTTCTGTATAGATAAAAATACAGCAATTCATAAGCTATCTGAGGGGTATCATGATTATGACCCTATTGTCACCGAGCAAAAA